AGACTTCTGAAATAGAAGAACTGAAGAGACCAAACCCACCCAGTAAACAAGCAAAAAAGAAAGCTAAGTTTAGGGACAAGACCTATGTCGCAAAACCAAATGCTCGTATTTGATATAGAAACAAACGGGCTGTTACATGGTGTATCTGATATACACTGCATTGCGATATACGATAATCAAAAAGAAGAAACTTTTGTATTCAACAATCAAGGAGATCAACCACCAATTACTGAAGCTCTGAACTGGCTCAGCTCTGCTGATGTTATAGTCGGGCACAATATCATTGGGTATGACCTCCCGGTAATACGTAAACTTTATCCTTACTTTAAAACTGAGGCTGAAGTTATTGACACTCTCGTCCTATCTAGAATGTATCATCCAAACATGATGGAGATAGACAAGAAAAGAAACGTACCAAGAATGCCACTACAGTTGTATGGACGTCACAGTCTAGAAGCGTATGGTTACAGATTAGGTGAATACAAGGGTGAATTTGGAAAGACAAGTGACTGGACTAGCTGGTCACAAGAAATGCAAGACTATTGCGTACAAGATGTACAAGTTACCACCAAACTATGCGAACACTTCCGCCCTTACATGACGCGGACCGGTTAGAACATCGGGTCGCAGAGATACTAACAGAACAAGAAATCCATGGATGGACATTTGACGAACAGAAAAGTCAGCAACTTGAGTCACATCTCAGAAGAGAGATGGAAGAGCTTACTCAAGTACTTCGGGGACAATTCCCTGTCGTTGGAGGAGCGTTGTTCACTCCTAAACGAGATAACTCTACACAAGGATACAAAGCAGGAGCAACTTTCCAACGACTAAAAGAGTTCAACCCAACATCACGAGACCATATAGCATGGATACTGACGACACATTTCAAAGTCAAATTGAGCAAGATCACCACGACTGGGAAACCAATTATCGACGAGATTACATTGACGGAGATAAATATTCCCTTCTCGAAAGCATGTGCGAAATGTTTGACGATAAAGAAGAAACTTGGAATGATATCCGAAGGCGTGAACGCATGGAACAGGCTTGTTACGACTAGAGGCAGAATCCACCACAACTGCTCGGTTAGTACGAACACATTTAGATGTGCTCATCGTAAACCGAATCTAGCACAAGTTCCTGCGGATAAAGAATTTAGAGAACTATTTACAGCCAGCCCACGAATGGTAATGGTGGGTGCAGATTTAAGCGGAATCGAACTCCGCATGCTTGCACATTACCTTGGCAGATATGACGGAGGTCGATATGCCGACATATTACTCAATGATGATATACATCAAGTTAATGCTGATAAAATAGGAATCACTCGCCGACAAGTTAAGACCGTGACATACGCCTTCTTGTACGGTGCAGGCAATGAAAAATTAGGTATGAGTTATGATAACTCTTTACAACCCAAGGAAGCCCGTAAAAAGGGACAAGAGATTAGAGAGGCTTACGTATCTGCAATCGAAGGACTCAGTGACTTACTGGGAGCGGTTTCAAATAAGGCTGCTAACGGTTACCTCTTGGCACTGGAAGGGTGTTGGTCGATAGCACGCACAAAGCGTTAAACTATCTACTGCAATGCAGTGCTGGTATAGTTGCTAAACGTTGGATGGTTATTGCCAACGACTTTAATTTAAAAGCTAATCAACTGGCATTTGTCCATGACGAGTTACAGTATGAGTGTGAAGCAGACTATGCTCCCACTTTGATGGAAACCTTGGAAAACTCAGCAAAATTAGCTGGGCATTATTACAAATTGCGTTGTCCTATCGCTGCCGAGGCAAAACAAGGCAAAACATGGGCTGACGTACATTAAATTATGAAAATATTAATAGATTGCGACTATATAGTCTATAAATGCTGTGCAGCAGCAGAAAGCGAGATGGATTTTGGTGATGACGTCATAGTCGTTACTTCTAACTTCTCAGACGCAATGAAATGCGTCAAAAGAGACCTAGACAGAATACAACAAGATTTAGGGTCGTTTGATGATGAATTGATATTGTTTTTTACAAGTCCTAATAATTTTAGGAAAAAAATTCTGCCCGAATACAAGGGTCATAGACAGAGAAAAAAGCCCTGTGGTTTTAAACGTGTCATACAGGAATTGAAGAAACAATACAGAGTTATCCTCAAAGATACACTCGAAGCTGATGACAGTATCGGTATCTATGCAACTAAGTTTCCGGGAAACATAATTGTATCTCCTGATAAAGACATGAGACAGATTCCCGGTAAGTTATATGACTTCAAAGAAACTGTTGACATCTCTCCAGAAGAGGGAGCCAAGTGGCACCTGATTCAAACCATGGCTGGGGACAATACTGACGGTTACGCAGGCGTTCCCGGAATTGGTGTCAAGAAAGCAGAGAAAATCTTTGAAGAGAAAGGATACACATGGAAAGCAGTCGTTGAAACATTTGTAGAGAAAGAGATGACTGAAGAAGATGCCCTTGTAAATGCAAGGCTCGCAAGAATACTACAAACAAGTGATTACGATCACGAAACAAAAGAACCTATACTTTGGACACCACCAAGTGACTACACAATTAGAACCCAACAAGATAGCTAGAACTGGTCGAGTTCAGCAATGGATTGATAATCCAACAAACCGCCTACCCGTAAGCTGCACAATCTTCAACGTGCAGGATAGCATGGAAGGAACAGATGGAATCGAAGCGAGCTGGCGATTTGTATCGCATGCTCTTAGGTATGGAGCAGGAGTTGCGGTCCACTTGTCGGACCTTAGACCCAAAGGAACTACAACAAATAAGGGACCTGATAGCCTCGTTGCATCAGGACCTGTCTCATTCGGAAAAATCTACTCAACATTAAATGAAATTCTTAGGCGCGGAGGCACGTACCGCAACGGTGCTGTGGTCCTCCATCTTGATATTAATCACCCCGATATTCTTGAGTTCGTGCAAGTCTCCCGAGCCGAGCTCCCATGGGTTAAACGATGTATTGACCTCACCCCAGAGTGGTGGGCTGATACAGAAACTTCAACAAAGGAAGCAATACTTAGAGGAATTGCAGCAGGAGACATTTGGCTCAACAAAATAAAACATGACAAAAAAGGAAACAGAATCAGATCGAATGTTTGCTTGGAAGTTTATCTGCCCTCACGCGGAACATGCCTCCTCCAACATATCAATCTTTCAGCCTGTCGTATCGGCGACCTCCGACCAGCTTTCCGTGAGGGTATGTCGGAGCTGTGCGATCTCCATGGCAAGACAGGTGTTGGCGAATCTGGAGAGTATCTAGCACCAGAGGTCGATAGACAAGTAGGATTAGGAATGCTTGGCTTAGCTAACTTCCTAGCCAACAACAATATTACCTATGCCGAGTTTGGTAAGGCTCTCAAGGCAACTAACGATGCCGAGTCTTACGAAGGTTACGCGGGATTAGCTGCACGTGAGCTCTTCCTCGGCATACAAGAGGCAGCTAACATAGCACGTGAGAACAACATGGAACGAGCATTCGCGATAGCTCCTACCGCCAGTTGTTCTTACAGGAGTAGAGATTTAAAAGGCTTTACTGCTACACCAGAAATAGCACCACCAATTAGTCGAATAGTCGACAGGGATTCAGGTGAGTTTGGTGTTGAACAGGTAAAATATGGCGACGTCGAGATCGCATCCGAGGTAGGATGGGAGAGTTACAAATTAGTAGCAGATCAGATAATGATTATGCTCGATAGAACAGGACTGCTTCATGGCTATAGCTTCAACTCTTGGAGTGATATGGTGACTTACGATGAGGCATTTATAGAAGAGTGGCTTAACTCACCACAGACTTCTTTATATTATGCCCTGCAAGTAATGGGAGACACACAGGATAAGACAGATGCTTACGCAGCACTGGATGACACTGCTGTCGACGAATACTTAGCAGACATTATGAGTAATAAACCAGACGAAATAGCTTGTGATTGTCAGCAATGAATCCCTATATAAAACTACTGTCCCGGAAAAGGTCTTGGACACCCGTACAAACATCTAAAGGAAAACTTAAAGAAGGTGCAGAAGAAACCATCTACCGTGCTCTTGCAATACGCCATATGGAGTTACCAGTTGGCGAGTTCATTACAGACGCACTTGATAAAGAAGTTCCCGACGCTGCTAGAGCACTTCTAGAAAGCAACGTCAAAGACGAGATCAAACATGATCTTGCACTTGGCTACATCACCAACGCATTAGGCGTAGATGACAAAGCCGAAGCCGAAGCACTACGCTTACGTGCTGCGTGGGAACAACATCCAGACCACACTATACTAAAAGCGTTAGTAGCAGAGAGAGCAATCTTCTTTGTACTACTACCGTTCTTCAGATTCTGTGGTGACGCCGGTCTAAGAACTGTCAGTGCAGATATATCAAGAGACGAGCAAGTCCATGTGGCAGCTAACTCATTGGTATGTACAGAGCTAGGTCTCAAGCCTAGTCAGTCACTAGACAAACTAAGAAAGGCAACTATTAACTGGGTGATGCAACCATTAAAACAGAATGCCGATAGATATTTGGACAAAAAATTTTGGTTAGATGCCAGCGACAGACTTATGTACGAAGGCAAAGCACCAGAATTTTCTCAGACCAAGGCAGCTAGAATGCCAGCATTTTTTGAACACTCGAATGTCAATCTCCCTCAATACTCTTAAGCTACATAACGATAGACTTGAAGAGTTGATACAGAAGTTAGATGATAACTTCGGGTGGAAACCAGTTCACCCAACAGAAACAATAGAATCAATTATGTATAGAGCTGGTCAAGCTAGTGTAATTGATTACATTAAATCCATAGAAGAGGACGAAATCTAATGTGTTTATTCGGAGGCGGAACGCCTGCACCACCACCACCTTTACCCCCAGCTCCACCACCACCATTACCTCCTACACCTACTGCGCCACCACCTGACCCAATAATGAAGGATGTAAACCCACAGGTGAAGAGAGCAAAGGATGACCGTGGTAATAAAAACAAAAACCAGTACTCAAAAGGTACAGGTTCATTAAGGATTAAATTAAATCCTAAAGTAAATACAGGTAACACTACTCCAAGCGGAGGCATTCAGTAATGACTGCTCGTGAGAGATACAATGAACTGGTAACAGATCGAAGACAATTCCTAGACAAAGCCGTTGATTGTTCTAAACTCACGTTACCTTATTTAATTCAAGACGATACATCTTCTAGACCTACACACGAAACTCTTAATATTCCGTGGCAGTCAGTTGGTTCCAAGTGTGTGGTAGGCTTAGCAGCAAAACTAATGCTTGCTATCCTACCTCCACAAGGTACCTTCTTTAAGTTACAAGTTAGAGAAGATAAGTTAGGTGAAGATTTACCTCCAGAAGCGATGTCAGAAATGGAGCTATCGTTATCTAAGATGGAACGAATGGTCATGGACTATATCGCTGCATCAAATGACAGAGTTGTTATACACCAAGCACTTAAACATTTAATTGTTGGTGGTAATGCTCTTTTATTTATGGGTAAAGATGGTATCAAAAACTATCCGCTTAATAGGTACGTCGTCAATAGAGACGGAAACGGTAACGTCCTAGAAATAGTTACAAAGGAATTGATAAGTCGAGACGTACTCGGTTACGATCTACCAAAGAAACAACCCAACACGGGCATCGACGAAAGCAAAGTTGGTACACATACAGATGATGTCGAAGTTTACACGTGCGTGAAACTAGATAACGGCAGATGGGTATGGTATCAAGAAGTAGAAGATATGATAATACCCGGCTCACGTAGTACAGCTCCTAAGAATGCAAGCCCTTGGCTCGTTCTTACTTTCAATTCTGTTGACGGAGAACAGTACGGACGTGGTAGAGTAGAAGAGTTCCTTGGTGACCTCAAATCTCTAGAAGGTTTATCGCAAGCTCTTGTCGAAGGAGCTGCTGCTGCTAGTAAGGTAATCTTTTTAGTCAGCCCATCATCTACAACCAAGCCTTCAGTAATTGCAAAGGCTGGAAACGGAGCCATCGTACAAGGCAGAGCAGAAGACGTACAGGTAGTACAGGTTGGTAAGACAGCCGACTTCTCCACTGCTGCTAATATGGCACAGACAATAGAGCGTAGATTACTTGAAGCATTCTTAGTGATGAATGTGAGAAATGCAGAAAGAGTAACAGCAGAAGAAGTCAGACTAACACAGTTAGAACTAGAGCAACAGCTCGGTGGCATCTTCAGTTTGTTAACAACATCTTTTCTAATACCTTATCTAGACAGAACTCTTTTAGTCTTACAAAGAACAAACGAATTACCTAAGTTACCTAAAGATATTATTAGACCAGCTATTGTAGCCGGTGTTAATGCTTTAGGAAGAGGGCAAGATAGAGAAGCACTTACTATGTTTATGCAGACTATTGCACAAACAATAGGACCACAGGCATTAGGACAATTTATAAATCCATTAGAAGCTATAAAACGTCTGGCTGCTGCTCAAGGTATTGACGTACTTAATCTTGTTAAGACTCAAGAACAGTTAGGAAACGAGAAGGAAGAGATGGAGCAGAAGCAACAGCAAGCTACTCTATTACAACAAGCTGGTCAACTTGCTAACTCAAAGTTAGTTGATACAGAAAACATGCAAGGCATGATGCAACCACCACAACAACAACCTGAATAATGAGTGAAACTTATTCGTATGATAATACTCCTGAAACAGAAGTTCTAACCGCAGAGGAACAGGACTCTCTACAAGTAGGAGAACAGATGGTAGCTGAACAAGAAGGGCTACTAGCTGGTAAATATAAAAGCACTGAAGATTTAGAAGCAGCTTACTTATCATTACAAAAGAAACTTGGACAAGAAGAAGACGAAGTTGACTACGAGTCAACAGACGAAGGATATGAAGAAGAAGAAGGAAGCGATGAGGAGGTATCTGAATATGCTCCTGCGGTCAGTTTAATAAACGAGGCTTCAGAAGAATATTACGCTAACGAGGGCACCCTATCAGAGGAAACAATAGAAAGATTTTCTGAAATGAGTAGCCAAGATTTAGTCAACGCTTACTTAGAAATTCAAGCTAACAATCCTCAAGCTCCACAGCAAGCTATAGAAATGTCTGACGCTCAAGTTAATAGCGTTATGAATGCAGCCGGTGGAGAAGCTGAATACAATAGAGTTGTAGAATGGGCTGCCAGTAATTTAGATAACAGAAGTATCGACGCGTTCGATGCTGTTGTAGATTCTGGTAATCCAGCAGCTATTAATATAGCTTTTGCAGGACTACAATCTAGATACAATGATGCTAATGGATACGAAGGTAGAATGCTACAAGGCAAAGCACCTTCATCATCAGGCGATGTGTTTAGATCACAAGCCGAACTTGTTGCAGCGATGGGAGACCCACGCTACGACACTGACCCAGCTTACAGAGCTGACGTCATAGAAAAATTAGACGCATCTGATCTGGAGTTT